CGCTGCTGAAAGCGTTAGGAAGTGTGAAAGGATGATCATAGAAGCTGTTATTAGAAACTATCTGGAAGAAGAACTGAAGCTTCCGGTATTTCTCGAACATGAAAAGAACATGCCTGAACAGTATGTCATGATTGAGAGAACAGGTGGTGGCAGAGTGAATCTGCTTAACAATGCAACTCTTGCAGTGCAGTCTATCGGTCAGTCCATGTATGATGCAGCAGTGTTGAATGAACGTGTCAAATCAGCAATGTATGCACTGCCTGGATCACATGGTGTTTCATCATGCAGATTGAATTCTGATTATAACTTTACAGATACAGAAACAAAGGAATACCGCTACCAGGCGGTTTTTTATTTAACTCACTATGAGTAGAAAGGAATAACAAATGACAACAAATAACTCAGCAAATG